TTCACAATGGTGTTCACTATAGTGATTATACCACACATTTTTTAAGAGTCAAGCACCAAAGTCAGACATCCACATAATCCGGATAGTCTAATAGCAGGTCTTGCAAGGAATCATATGTTTCCTCCCCAAGGTAAATGACGCCCTGCGAATCGCACTCTTCGCATATAATAGACGTGTTGATTACATAAGGGCCGTTTTTGTCTACCCCATGGTCTGTGTCTACGCTTTGGCCTGTTCCGGCGCATTCCGGGCATTCGATGTGAATCTGGTAATTCATTCTATGTTTTACCCCTCTGATAGAGTTATTCTTAGCTTGTCAATTTCATATAGTAGTTCGGCCACGTAACACGTCAAGTCGTGGTGAGACTTTTCACAACTATATCCAAATGTCTGCAAATCCTCTTTTGCCTTGGCATGATATGGCTCTGGTATAAATGTGTCGCTATACATTGTTTAGTTCCTTCTTATATGTGTAAGTATTGTCGGGTATACTTGTGCTTAAAAGCATCATAAATACCAACCGCTAGTATCTTCTACGGCTGATGCCTTGCTCGATCATCAGATCGTCGATGCGCTTAACGGTGCCGCGCGCTGACGATTGTAACCCTAGTCCACTTCGCCCCATGTCCCAACCCTGTCCCGCACAACCGCTGTAGTATTCAGCATCGGAAAGCCACTCTTGTAGCTCCGATGCAGTGCAGCGGTAACGGACGGTGCGTGCCAGCGCCTTGACCTTTTCGCCGGTCGGCAGGTCTCGCTCCTCATGGTCCGTGGCGAAAGCCTTTGGGACGTCGATTAGATAAGTCTGCATGCCTCTCCCCTATTCCCGCTTGAGTATGATATCCTCAGTATTAAAAACCAACTACATTTTTCCTAAGTTCGCGGTCTGACCTAGCACAACCACCGCGTTCATGCTTTTCAGCTAATGCAATTTTACGTTGGCCCTCGTCTTCCCAGGCTATCCGCATTGTGCCATTGCGGTATACGTTGCGCCCCTTACGCCTAATTTTTTTGCCCCTAACAATAGCATCTTCACCGCTACTTTTAATTACTTCAAGAGTAAACGTATGTTGTTGTTTTTCTAATCCATAACTATCTTTAATTACTTTTGCTTGAATTTTACGCTCACCAATATATTTGGGCCTTCTAAAACTTCCACCGAAAACACCTTCCGAAAATTCGATTGTATCGCCTGTCACAACGTCGCCGGTGGCGTGAATGTTAAAATTGCTCATTTTCCTGTAGCTCCGTAAGTTCATAATAAACGCCACGCGCCCATAAGAGGTGCGCAGTGGGCGTGTCGAAGGTCATGCTGCTACTCCCTTGGCGATTTCACCTGCCGCGCGTTTGCGCATGCCGTGCGCGGGAAATCCAATGATGGTTTTACGCGACGCAACGGCGCAGAGTTTACATTCCGCGCAATTCTTCGCGCGGCCTGTTATCGCCGGGCATACTGTTATGTGTCGCCCACCCGGTGTAACGCTGTTTTCGGTTGCGTGATTTCGAGGTAAACTGGAATCTCATGATTTGCTCCGTTTTTGTGGGTTTGCGTGAATGCAACACTAGTTTTGGTTATCTACGCGTAAATCCAGTTATCCATAAAAAGGGATTCTGGCGTCATGTTTACCGCGTGCACCCGAGCAGCACCGAATAAAGCGAGCAATGCCGCGCTCGCGTCCTCGTTTTCAACAATGATATTGTCTTCATCGTCGCAGATTTCATAGTCGACCAAATCGCCGTTGGCCTTGATCGCAACCACAATAAGATCAGCGTCTTCGTGGATATTATGACAAGGCCAAGTTTTTTTGAAACGGTTAATGGCGCTCCAGTTGATGGTTATGATTCTCATTTTGCTTTGCTCCATTTTCTGGTTTCCCTTGGTTTATTTCGACTGAGGGGCATCCTGCATTTTTTTTTTCCAAGCTTCAACATCTTTTTTCGATTTTTTCGATTTTTTTTTCTCACTTATTAAATACACGGGTTTTTTTCAATTCAATGTGTTACGTAATAACATAACATCCTCCTCGCCCTCTCACTCACCCTTTGACAATTTTGCAACACCGAGCTGGCAATCCTGCAACAGAGTTACCCTAGCGCAACATTGTTACACAGTTGCAACACTGATACAAAGTTGCAACAGTGATACAAAGTTGCAACAGTGGTGGCCCGCGGTGGTTCAGCTCTGGGCCAATGTTGTCTACTGCAAATGAGAATTGTTCTCACTGCAATTTGAAGTCATTCTAATCTGGCACGACCCCCCCGGCCATCACCAGATAGTGTTTGTTCTGTTCATTCATTTTTGGGGACAATTTTGAAATCACATGGAAACAATGCTTGACAACACTGTAATAATATTATATAATATCTTATAAACATAGGCCACGCCTATTGAACACACCTGGGCCATTAATGTCGCCCACTGCCAAGGGGGGAACCTGTGAAGAACCAGCGTAACAAGAAGCACCCACATCGTGGGATATATGCAAACCTGCTAGAGCCTAAGCCCATTGAAGCAGAGCTTACCCAGAAAGAGTATAACTTTATAGTTAACCTGGTAGATAACCATATGGAGCCAAAGGATGCGTTCTTTGCCTCCGGCTACACAGCTAGTAGGTCTAGTCCATCTAACAGGGCAAAGCGTCTACAGCGCCACCTTTGGAAACACATTGAACGAAGAATACAGCAAAAAGTAAGCGAAACAGCAACACTAGCTTTATCTGTCTTGGAGAACCTGATGCGAGGAGCGGAGAGCGAGAATGTTAAGCTCAACGCCGCCAGGGATATTTTGTCCAGGGCTGGTTACGACGCGGTGCATAAACAAGAAACAGTTATTAAAGAAGTTACTGAACTTACGGAGCAGGAATTAGACGACCAGATTGCAATGTTAAGCAACGTGGTAAAGATTAGTGACCGCAAATAAAGAAAAGGTATTAGAGCTTCTCCTGGAAAAGCAACGTCGTATACAAACAACCCGGTTACAAGGGTATGAACCATACGATTATCAGACCAAGTTTCACGCGGAAGGGCTTGACTGCGCGCAACGTATTTTAATGGCCGCTAACAGAGTAGGGAAAACCTTCTGCGGGGCGGCTGAAACCGCATACCACTTAACAGGTGATTATCCAAGCTGGTGGTCTGGACACAGGTTTAAAAAACCAGTTCGTGCATGGGCCGCTGGTGAGTCTAACGATACTACCAGGGATATTATACAGAAAGAATTATTTGGTAATCCCCAAGATCCGGATAAAAAAGGCATGGGGGCAATACCGCTCCAAAATATAGTAGAGACTACTCGTAAACCAGGCGTTCCTAATGCACATAGCAGTGCCCTGATAAGGCATAAATCGGGGGGAAATAGCCAGATAAGTTTTAAGGCTTATGAGCAGGGTTTTGAAAAGTTTATGGGAGAGGCTATAGATGTTGTCTGGTTGGATGAGGAACCTAAACAAGAAATTTTTAGCCAGTGTATAACCAGAACAGCGGATACAAACGGCATTGTATACATGACGTTCACTCCAGAACGGGGAATGACCAACGTAGTAAGCAGTTTCTTGAACGATCTAAAACCGGGTCAAAGCTTGATAACAGCCACATGGGACGATGTAGATCACCTAGACGAGAAAACAAAGGAGCAGCTTTTAGCGGTATACAGTCCTGCAGAAAGAGACATGAGGAGCAAGGGTATACCAGTTTTTGGATCAGGCCTGGTTTACCCGATTAGCGAAGAAGAAATTATCATAGACGATTTTGAACTTCCCGATCACTATCCTAGAATAGCGGGCATAGATTTTGGATTTGACCACCCCACTGCTATTAGCTGGATAGCATTGAACCCAGACGATGATATTATGTATGTCTATGACGAATACCGCAGAAGTAAAGAAACGCCTATAACTCACGCATCTGCATTGAATGCACGAACACCTGGAATACCAGTAGCTTTCCCACACGATGGTCTCCAGCATGATAAAGGTTCTGGCATACAACTAGCACAACAATATAGAGATTTAGGCGTATACATGCTTTCAGAACACTTTAAAAATCCACCAGTAGATGGAGCAACAAATGGTAACAATTCTGTGGAAGCAGGTATTAGCGTCCTTCTTCAGCGCATGGAAACTGGTCGTCTATGTATCTTTAAGTCCTGTGTTGAAACTCTTGAAGAGATGCGTCTATACCATAGAAAAAACGGTAAAGTGGTCGCAATCAAGGACGATCTTTTAAGCGCAATGAGGTATGGTTCGTTATCTATAGAGCGATATGGAGAGCGTATGAAAACTAAAACTTTGTATCGTAAATACGGATTTGATAAAGAAATTGAATATTCAAGCGCAGGGATAGTATAATGATTGCGGCACTTCTACCTGCTATACTACCGGCTGTTACCGATATTGTAGGTAGGTTTCTGCCTGAAGATAAAGAGGAACGTGCCAAGGCAGAGCGAAAGATAGAAGCAGAGCTTGCTTCACACCTGGCCAAAGTTGACCTGGCACAGATGTCCATTAACAAGGAAGAAGCAAAGTCTGGTAATGTTTTTATAGCAGGGTGGCGACCATTTATAGGATGGACATGCGGCATAGCGCTTGCATGGACATATGTGGGAACACCGATTTTACAGTTTGTATTAGCTCAAACAGGAAACTTAATAGACTTACCGGCTTTGGATATGAGTCAAATGATGCCGGTATTGCTAGGTATGCTTGGTCTAGGCGGGCTCCGCACGTTTGAAAAGTTTAAAGGGGTTAATAAATAATGGCCAGGGAACTAGACGATCAAGAAATTATAAGCCTTGTAGAAGGTGAAATAAACGGAAGTTCCGACTACCTGGACTCCGAAATTAGTTCTCAACAGGCAAAGGCAATGGAATATTTCTATGGCGAGCCCTTTGGTAACGAGGAGGATGGTCGTAGTCAGGTTGTTATAACAGACGTGCAAGACACATTAATGTGGATGATGCCTAGCCTGATGCGTATTTTTACAGGCGGGGATAGTGTAGTTCGCTTTGTACCAGAAACTCCGGACGATGAGCAAACGGCAGAACAAGCCACCAAATATGTAAATCATGTGTTCTACAAACAGAACAATGGTTTTATGATACTGTATAATATGTTTCTAGATGCTCTTATGCAGAAAGTTGGTGTTGTTAAGCACTACTGGGAAGAGGTAGAAAAAACTACTTCCGAAAGTTATGAAAATCTTACAGATCAAGAGTTTTCAATTTTAAAAGAAGATGAAGATTTAGAAGTTATAGAACACGAAGAAACTAAAACAATAAATTCTTTTATTAATCCCCAGACAGGTCAGTCTGAAGAAGTTGAGTTAATTTCTCACGATGTTGTGTTTGCTCGCACGGACTATTCAGGAAAGGTTACAATAGAGAACGTACCGCCCGAAGAATTCCTTATTAATCGCGGCGCTAAAACACTGGAAGATGCTCGGTTTATTTGTCATAAATCTCACAAGTCTAAGAGTGACTTGATTAAAATGGGATATGACCAGGATGTAGTAGATGAGCTGCCTAGTTATTCAAGCGAAGCAGATTCAATTACAACTAGCCAAGAATACATGGCCAGACACGCATACGATGCCACAGACACTTATCCTAACCAAGCTGGAGAGTCTTCTGAGCAGGTAGTTGTTGTAAATGAATCGTATATGAAGTTGGATATTGATGGCAGCGGAATAAGCGTTCTTCATAAAATTTGTCACTCTGGTTCAGAAGTGTTGGACCTTGAACCTATTGATTATATACCGTTCAGCACTGTGTGTCCTATTCCTATCCCACATAAGTTTTATGGACTTAGTGTTGCTGAAACGGTAGAGGATATTCAGCTTATCAGGTCTACCCTGACTCGTAACCTGCTAGACAACATGTATTTGGCAAATAACGGCAGGTTCCAAATTGTAGAAGGTCAGGTTAATGTAGACGACCTGTTAACAAATCGTCCAGGCGGTATTGTAAGAACACGTAGCCCTAACGCACTACAGCCAATTCAAACACCAGCACTACAGCCGGAAGCTTTCCGAATGCTTCAATATTGGGAAGATATTAAGTCTGGTCGTACTGGGGTAAACCCTAAAACACAGGGTCTATCGGCTGATGTTTTAAAATCACACGTAACACAGGGCGCAGCTAATGCTGCTATTACAAATGCTCAGGGTAGGTTGGAACTTATTGCCAGAGTTTTTGCAGATACTGGTGTTCGTAATATGTTTAAGTCTATCTATAACCTTATTCAACGGTATGAAGATAGAGAAAAACTTGTCAGAGTTAACAATCAGTATCATACAGTAGACCCGTCTAGTTGGAGAGAAGATTTAGACGTAGATATTGAGGTTGGCATTGGATACGGCGATCAAGATATTAGGCTTAAAAACCTAAACAACTATGCTTTATTGATGGAAAAAGTAGGACAGCAAACGCAGGGAATTATTCAACCAGATAATGTGTATAATCTTATGCGAGAAGTTGCGGATGAAATGAACATTAAAAACGTGGACAAGTTTGTTTCTACTCCTCCTACGGAACCACCAGGTCCATCTGCGCAGGAACAATTAAGTCAAGTGCAAGCACAGGCTCAGATGACTATTGCACAAGCTACTAAGCTAGAAGCAGAGGTAAAAGCTAAAGAACTGGAAATTAAAGCCGCCAAGCTAGAACTACAGCGTATGGAAACTGAACATGAAATGGCTATTAAACAAGAAGAGCTAAAGCTCAAGGGAATTGAACTAGGTTTTGAAATGAACTCTGACAAAAACATTAAAGCGTAAGGAAAGTAAAATGGCACGACAAAATAATTTTTATAAAGTAAACTCAAGCTTAAACTTGGCTGCAACTACTAGCTCCGGAACAACGCGATCAGCAGCTTGTCCAGACAATGTGGGGTTGGTAAGAGTGTCTTCAAC